ATTCTCTGTGGATATAACTTATCTCTCTGTGCTTTTGTTGGGTTATATGCAAGTTTAATTGCATTATTAATAACACCACGTTGCTGACCTGCAGGAGAGAACCAAGGATAAGCAACTATATTTGTGCGAGTCATTAGACCAGCAACGTCTCCATTACATGGAACGTAACGGAATGCATTATTAAATCTATCATACATGTACTTATAACCACTATCAAATACACCATAAGATGATGATGCAAGTGGACTGAAGAAGTTAATCACATTGGTAGTTTGTGTATCAGTATTAGTGACATTAACTACGTTTGCTCTATGTGGACTGATTGTTGCCATACAATCCATTCTTTCTCCAGCAAGTGAAAGGAGTTGGTTTGCCTTTGCTTGAGAATCAACTTCTGTGTCACAACCTGGACCCATGATCAAATAGTCAACTTCAATTTCATCCTTATTGCTAAACAATCTATAGGATGTCATTAGGTCGGCTAATGTAGCCTTCATACCACCTGTAATTTCACCACTTGGAGTTGCTGCATAATCTGCTCCACCAGTTAAAGTGTATGCGACATTACCTAGAACACTATATGTAACACCCTGTGCATCTAGACCCCATAGACCGTCTCCAGTTGCAACAGGAGTACATGCTGTTGAGAATCCAGAAGCATTTGGTGTAGTACCCCAGTGAGTATCTTTAGCAGAAGATGGGTTGTAACCTGTGTAGATATTATCAGAATAAAGTGCAAGATAATCTTTGTAGTATACCTTTTGTGGAGGATTAACTGCAGAAATTGTATCTTTTGCTTTAGATAGATTTATATGTTTCTCAATAATATTTCCTTTGATTCCAGTTAATCTACCTTGATCATCAACAACGACAACATGTATACCATCATTTCTACCCTTCCTTTCACTAACAAAGTTACTAGTGGTTGGTCTAGGTGCTATGGTCTTCCAATAAGTTGTTGCATTAGTTAAACCTAATGTTTGCTCATCATACCAGTCTTTAATAGATGCTGGAGTATATGCTGCAGTAGCAGAGTGTCCTGTAGTAACTCCTGAATTATTCAAGAATTGAACAGAAGATGATGTTGTATATGCTGCTATGCTATTTCCTTCTGCATAGTCAATTGGGAAGTAAGATGTAATACCACCAATTACTGATATTCTATCAGTAATCTTAACTTCAACTGTAGAATTAGAGTTTGTTGAGTCAGTAGTTACACCAGTAATAATTCCCTTAAGGAATCCAGTAAATCCGCCCGTGGTTCCAATTCCTGGAATAACTGCTCCGTCTATATTAGCAGTGACAGCATATCCAACAGTAGCACCAGCAAGTGCTAAGTTATTAGTACTAATACCAATTATTTGGTCTGCTGCATCATCTATGGTACAAACTTTAAGAGTGTTTGCCCAAGTTCCTGGGTTCTTAGAAGAATATGTGAAAGATGCGTCACTTTGATGATTGTTTAGATAATCATCATAGTTATAAATTTTAACAGCAGCAGCAGTCGCACCATTAACACCTGCGTTTGAGTTGTTAAGATTACTACCTGCAGTTCTAACTACTTTAAGAACACCACCATATGAAAGAAATGACGATGCTGTCATCCAGTATTGGTATTGTGAGTCAGTTCCTATTGGTTTACCAAAAGTATTAATTAAATCTTCTTCAGTAGTGATGTCGATTGGTTCATCGACAGGTCCAATTTCAAACGGTCCAGCAATTGCACCGATATTATCTAATACATTATCAGCTCTTCCTACTGTTAAATCAACCTCCCTTACCAGTACTCCAGGAGATAATTGAGGAGTGGCCATGTTGTCTTTCTCCGATGTCTCATTTTTATCTAAAAATATTTATTCAAAAGGTTATTTTCATCGGGGAAACATGGAGTGAACACTACCAATCTGGATATGCCCAATCACTAAATGGTTTCTTTTTTCTTCTATCTACAATCCTTCTTATGGTACAAATCTTACATTCATAGGAGTAAGATGATGGAACTGCTCCTCTATTTTTTCTTGTTCTGTAAAAACCATCAATGAGATTTTTCATCTCCCCACAAGTTCTACATTTTCTATCTACAAGCAACAGATGTCCTAATTTAAGTTGCTTGTCAAATTCCATTACCGATATTCCCAGTTATAAGATTTGTCACCATACTCATCCGTATTCCAATTGGTGGATGTGTCCATTGACCCATTATCTATAAACCATCGATCACCCTCTTTATCAACAAATTGATCTTCATCTGTTCCATCTACAATAAAACCAAATGGAGCCATGTCTTGCTCTAACTGATTCTTTTGTTCTTCATACAATCTCTTACGAACATCTTGATCTGTAAGTTCCTTAAAGTAATCACTCTGAACTAACCAACCAAATATTACCAAGCACATAGCAAGGTCATCATTACAACCTTCTTCTGCCTCAAATGAATTACTCTTCTGAATAAAGGTAGTTAATTCGGATATAATTTCATAATCTTTGAATATTAATTTATCTGCTTCAATAAGAGATTTTAAATTAAGAGAACCAATCTTCTTAACTGTCTTGGACATCTTAACTCCAAGTTGAGTCTTCTTACCAGAGAACCCTTGTCCTACAACTTGACCTGCTCTACCTCTCATAGAACACATCAGTAGGTTTTCATATTCAAGATCAAAGTTTAGAATAGATGCTACTTGATCACCAATATCATTTACCTCACACATAATAAACGCATTATTATAATTCTTTGCTATTTCCCAAATTACATTAGGGAATATCATAGGTTTGATTTCATTATTCCTATACTTACCTACAACCTTATGAGGAAACTCTGTAATATCTACAACCACAAAGGCAGAGTAATCTTCACTAACTCCTCTTGCTACGTCAACAGTCATTACATAATCATGACCTTCTATAGGTTGTTCATAACAATCATAACCTGCTTTTCTTATGATAGGTGCTTCATAAACAAATGCTCTAAGTTTAGATGGTGCAATAAGAGTATCAACAGATCCTAAGAACTCACACTCAAACTCAATCTTAAATTGTTGCTCAGATGTGTTGGCAATTGTTTGTCTCTTCCATTCATCATCCCTGCCAGGTACTTGAGACCAATGTACATCAGTTGGAATATATTCATTCTTACCCTTCTCAGCATCGTGCCAATACCTATAAAAATGGTTCATACCATGTGGGGTAGAGACCATTATGACTTTGGTTGTTTTACCAGAAGTAATAGTAGGATAAACTGAACTAAAGAATGCCTCGGCAATATGGTTTGGAACGAATGCAAACTCATCAAGGAATAGTATGTTAAATGACATACCACGAACCGCACTAGCAGATGTAGATGCTGCTAATATCTTTGATCCGTTTTCCAGTTCCATAGAACCTTTGTTCCAAGATATAATACCTTGTTGCATCCACTTCGGTAAATTCTCATAAGCAGTTTGTAATCTACCCAACAAATCTCTGGCAGTTGCTGCTTTGTTTGCAAGAATACCAACATTAACACTATCGTTGAAAACAATATAATGTAATAGATATGCTACAGACGTAGTAGACTTACCAGTCTGACGAGGCATCTTACAAATATTAAATCTATTCTCATGGAAGTTTCTAATTAACTTCTCTTGAAAATCATATGGTTTAAATTGAACAAGTCCCTCATCAAGAGAAACAATCTTCATATAATTGTTTGCAAAATATACAGGATCTCCTGCACACTTCATAAATTCAAGAATCTGTTCCTCAGTAAACTCCTGTTGAACATTTGCTTTTTTTAGATTGGGATTGCCTAAATAAACGTCTTCCATAATTACATCATTTCATACTTACCAAATTTTTTGTCGTGTTCGATAGTTTTTCTTTGTAGTTCTAATATTTTTTCTAAATTTTCTACTTTCTTTTCTAACTCTTTAGTTTTTTTCTCCTCCGATGAGGAGTGGTTCTCCAGGGTCATAGTCCGAGACTTTGTAGTTCCAGAGTTTAGCATTAGGATACACTTTTCTCACTTGATCCTGTACTTCTCTGCGTGAAGGGGTTTTAACATGGGGGAAAAACATTTTAAGATTGTAGTCGTTTCCTCTCCATGCCAAATTAACAGATATTATATTTCCTGTCTTAGGTGCAAGACGGATGGCTTCACTAACTCCACCACCGTTTCCACCGTTGCCATTACCATTTCCATTAGAGCCGTTTCC